ATGCAAAGAGACAAACCGGTATACCGAACACCCAAAAACATTGTCATCCACGGAACCCTTTCTCACTCCCGAAAAACGCCTACGACAGTTTTTACCAGCATGACCTGCCCCTGCTGTCATCACCGGTTCATCGATCGCAACAGCCGGAAGAAAGCGTATGTGTATGAGGAAAACGATCCGGACCAGCCTCCGTGGGAACCGGAGTATGCCATGAAGTGCAAGGTTTGTAAGCATACCCTGCTGCTGTTCAACAAAGCCCCCGATTAAGATCCCAACAAAATACGTTTTCTATCGCTTCGTACAGAGCACGGCGCAGCCGCCCATGAGCCGGGAGAATCCCGGCGGGGTATCGGATCGTGGGTGATCCGGTACTGGTTTCATGGGAAACACGGCATTGAATCATGACGCATGAGCCTGACAAGTAGCTTTTTAGCTATGGGTCAGGCTCTTTTATATAGCAACCGGCTGCTTGTCAGGCTTCCGAAAGGAAGCAGCAAGTGGTCTTTTTTATTCGCGGTCCGCCTCCCGGCTTTCTGATTTTCCATATTCAAATCAGAAAGTCGAGAGATGAAAAGTGAAAAACAATGTCAATCACAGCCAATCCACGCAAACCAAGCCCCGTTTCATCGATTTGGACGGGCAGCAGATCTCCGTTTCCGAGGAAGTATACCGGGCCTATAAACGCCCCGCATGGGCGGAACGCAAACGGCAGGATCGCTGGAGCCGCTGCCGGAAGCCGGACGGCAGCCGTTGCGACGGCGACTGTGAAAAATGCCAGCGGCAACGCAGCGGCAGCATGCTTTCCCTGGAACAAAGCCGGGAAATCGGCTATGAACCCGCGGACGCGTCCGCTGATGTGGAAGCGATCGTGCTTAACCAGTTGCTGCTGGAGCAGCTCATGCGCCATCTGGATGAACTGGATTCCGACAGCCGCCGACTCTGCCGCCTGATCGGCGAGGGCGCGTCCGAGCGCGAGATTGCTGCGGCTGCCGGGATCAGCCAATCTACGCTCAATTACCGGAAAAACAAGCTGTTTGTCAAACTCCGAACCCTCCTGAAAGATTTTACCTGATGTTTTGTTCAGCCCGCCTGCTTCTGTCCTGTGGGTATTGAGGGAACCCATACTACCCTCGGATCGGAGGCAAGGCAATGCAGAACATGAACGTCCGGGAAAAGGAACTGGCGGACGTCCTGAAGGCGATCAGCATCGTGTCCGGGAGGCTGGCCAGACAGTTGAACCGGCTTTCCGGACACACTTCGAAAAAGAAAGGAGCGAAACAGAATGAACGAACTATCCACGATCATTACGGAACTGCGCCGGTGCGGTGAGGTACTGATTTCATTGTCCGAGAAGTTGGACGTGAAATTCAGCGGACAGGAACAGCCTGCGGAACCCGTCCCGGCATCCGAAACAACCCCTGTCACGCTGGAAACCGTCCGCGCTGTGCTGGCGGAAAAGTCCCTGCAGGGCAAACGGGCGGAAGTGCAGGAGCTGATCCGCAAACATGGTGCGGAGAAGCTCAGCCGGATCGATCCCGCGCAGTATGCCGGCCTGCTGGCGGAAGCGGAAGCTCTGTAATGCCCCCGAGTAAACACGCGATCCTCTCCGCATCCTCGGCGCACCGCTGGCTGCACTGTACACCCTCCGCGCGGCTCGAGCTGGAGTTTGCCGACCGGGAAACGGAATCGGCCGCCGAGGGCAGCGCCGCGCACGCGCTGTGCGAGCATAAGCTCCGGCGTTCGCTGCGGATGCAATCAAAGAAACCTGTCTCTCCCTACGATTGCGAGGAGATGGATATCCATACGGATAGTTACGTGCAGTTTGTGCTGGAAACGCTGGCCAAAGCGCGACAGCGCTGCGCGGATCCGATGGTGCTGATCGAACAGCGCCTGGATTTTTCCCGCTATGTCCCGGATGGTTTCGGCACCGGCGACTGTGTAATCATTGCGGACGGTACGCTGTATGTCATCGACTTCAAATACGGGCAGGGTGTTCTGGTAGAAGCGGAACACAATCCCCAGATGATGCTCTATGCGCTGGGCGCACTGGACCTCTGCGATGCGCTTTATGATATCACGAAAATATCCATGACCATCTATCAGCCGCGCCGCGAAAACGTTAGCACCTGGACCATTCCTGTGAATGAGCTGATCGACTGGGCGGGAAATACGCTAAGGCCCTGTGCCGCACAGGCATATGCCGGCAGAGGCGAATACCGCCCCGGGACATGGTGCGTGTTTTGCCGGGCGGCGGTGAAGTGCCGCGCCCATGCCAAGGAGAAACTGGAACTGGCGAAATATGAGTTTGCGCTGCCGCCGTTGCTTACGGACACGGAGATCGGCGATATTCTCGGAAAACTCAACGACCTGACAAAATGGGCCAATGAGATCGGCGCGTATGCGCTGGACATTGCGCTGCACCATGGGAAACAGTGGCCGGGATACAAGGTGGTCGAAGGTCGGGCCAACCGGAAATATACCGATGAGGACACCGTGGCCGGCGCGGCAAAGGATGCCGGCTATCATGATATCTATAAACAATCCCTGCTGACCGTTACGGAAATGGAAAAACTTATGGGCAGGAAAGCCTTTGCAGAGGTGCTGGGAAGCTTGGTGATCAAACCGTCGGGAAAACCGACGCTGGTGCCTGTAGCAGACAAACGCCCGGAAATCAATACTGCGAAGCAGGACTTCGCAGAATACGAAAGTGAGGAAACATTATGTCAACCATGAATAAATCTGTAAATCCCGTGAAGGTAATCACCGGAAAGGAGACCCGTTGGAGCTATGCCAATGTCTGGGACGCCAAGTCCGTCAACGGCGGCACCCCAAAGTTCTCCGTTTCCCTGATCATTCCCAAAAGCGACACTGTTACCTTGAAGAAAATCAGGACCGCTATCGAGGCCGCCTACCAGGAAGGCGAAAGCAAACTGAAGGGCAATGGCAAAACGGTACCCGCGCTGTCCACGCTGAAGACCCCGCTGCGTGACGGCGATACGGAACGACCGGACGATGCGACCTACGAAAACGCCTATTTCATCAACGCGAACGCTACCACCGCGCCGGGGATTGTGGACGCGGATTGCCAACCGATCCTGACACGTTCGGAAGTGTACAGCGGCGTGTACGGCCGCGCCAGCATTACGTTTTATTCGTTCAACTCCAACGGCAACCGGGGTATCGCTTGCGGGTTGAACAACCTGCAGAAAATCCGCGACGGCGAACCGCTGGGCGGCCATGCCAGCGCGGAATCGGATTTCGCCGAGGAAGACGATTTCCTGTCTTGAAAACGAACCGAGAGAGGGCGGCGGAGCAGTCTGCCGCCCTCTGTTTCTATAAGGAGGCTGTATGAAAGCAGAAATATGGAAAGATATACCCGGCTATAGGAGAAGATTCCAATGGGTGGTATGACAAAGCTCTCTTTTGATTTGGAAACGTTCAGTAGCTATGACCTGTCAAAATGCGGTGTTTATAAATACTGTGAAGCACCCGACTTTAAAATTCTCCTATTCGGCTATTCAATAAACGATAGCGTGGTAAATACTGTTGACATTGCTAACGGCGAAGCCATCCCGCCTGACATTATTACTGCCATTACAGACGATAGTGTTCAAAAATGGGCATTCAATAGTGCATTTGAAAGAGTCTGCCTGTCCCGCTATCTGGGGATGCCAACCGGTGCATACCTCGATCCGGCACAGTGGCGGTGTTCCATGATCTGGTCGGCATACCTGGGGCTGCCGCTGTCGCTGCAGGGGGTGGGAAGCGTGTTGGGACTGGAAAAACAGAAGCTGACCGAGGGCAAGGAACTGATCCGGTATTTCTGCCGGCCATGCAAGCCCGGCAAAGCCAATGGTGGAAGAATACGCAATCTTCCAATGGATGCACCGGAAAAATGGGCACAGTTCAAATTCTACAATATGCGCGACGTAGAAGCCGAAATGTCGATACAGGGAAAACTGTCCCGTTTCCCGGTGCCGGATTTCGTCTGGGACGAATACTGTCTGGACCAGAAGATCAATGACCGGGGAATCCGGCTGGACAGGACGCTGGTCAAAAACGCCATCGCCATGGACACTTATTCCCGTGATGAGCTTACACATGAGATGCAGAAACTAACGACACTGGATAATCCCAATTCCGTAGCGCAGATGAAAGCCTGGCTTGCAGAAAACGGATTGGAAACCGATTCACTTGGAAAGAAACAGGTGGCGGAACTGCTCAAGGACGCTCCGGAACCGTTGTGTACGGTTTTAAGTCTGCGGCAGCAGCTGGCGAAATCCTCCGTGAAGAAATATCAGTCCATGGAGAACTGTGTCTGTGCGGATGGCCGAGCCCGCGGGCTGTTCCAGTTTTATGGCGCGAACCGAACGGGCCGGTGGGCCGGCCGACTGATCCAGATGCAGAACCTGCCACAGAATCATATGCCGGATCTGGCACAGGCCAGAGCGCTTGTACGCAATGGGGATTATGCCGCGCTGCAGCTGTTGTACGGTTCTATGTCGGGTGTGTTGTCGGAGCTGATCCGCACGGCGTTTGTTCCCTGTGAGGGTAAAAAATTCATCGTGGCCGACTTTTCCGCCATCGAAGCGCGAGTTATCGCCTGGCTCGCCGGGGAACAGTGGCGGTTGGATGTGTTTAAAAATGGTGGCGATATCTACTGCGCATCGGCATCTCAGATGTTCCGTGTTCCCGTTGAGAAAAACGGCGTGAACGGGCACCTGCGGCAAAAAGGAAAGATTGCGGAGCTGGCCCTCGGCTACGGCGGCTCGGTCGGTGCGTTGAAAGCCATGGGTGCGCTGGACATGGGGCTGCAGGAAGAAGAACTCAAACCGTTGGTCGATGCGTGGCGTATATCCAATCCCAAGATCGTCAGGCTGTGGTGGGACGTGGACGGGGCGGTCAAGACGTGTGTAACACAACGTATTCCCACACAAATGCACGGCATTCGTTTCGCCTATAAAAGCGGATTTCTGTTCATCACTCTCCCGTCCGGCAGACGGTTGGCGTATGTGAAACCGCGGATCGGGGAGAACCGGTTCGGCGGGGAGTCGGTTACCTATATGGGGATCGGGAGCACAAAGAAATGGGAACGGCTGGAGAGCTACGGGCCGAAGTTCGTGGAAAACATCGTACAGGCGATCAGCCGGGATATCCTGTGTCATGTCATGAAAACGCTGCGCTGCTACTCTATCGTTGCGCATGTGCATGACGAAATTATCCTCGAAGCCGAGCTCCGGGTGTCGTTGGAAACGGTCTGTGAGCAGATGGGCAGAATGCTGCCCTGGGCACCGGGGCTGGAGCTTCGGGCAGATGGCTATGCCTGTGATTTCTATCGGAAAGATTGAAAAATTCATCGGGTGTTTCTATATAGATTTTCGTTCAAACCGGTCGTATCTGTCCTGTGAATATTGGAACCCCAATACCTTACAGGAGGGATGACCCTTATGGGACTGATTCTGCGACCCAATGCGTGGAGGTGGGAAATTTCAAGGAGGTGCATATATGAACGGCTTCACACTGTATTACGCGGATTGCGTGGGTGTTGAGAACAACTGCAGCTATCCGCACGAACATACCATCACAGACATCGAATCACTGCGAAACGCCGTCCGGCACGATTACGTTTGCGTGTGCTACGAAAACAACTATCGTTCCAACGCCAATTTCATTCATACGAACTGTTTGGGCATGGACTGCGACAACGATCATTCGGAAGATCCGGCAGATTGGGTCACTCCCGATGATGTCGGAGCGACCTTCCGCGACGTTCCATACGCTGTCCATTTCAGCAGGAACCATTTGAAACCGAAGCATGGGAAAATCCCGCGCCCCAGGTTTCATGTACTCTTCCTGATCGACACTATGACCGATCACGCAGCGTACAGCGGCTTGAAAAAGCGTGTACACAGCATCTTTCCGTGCTTTGATACGAAAGCCCTGGATGCCGCCCGGTTCTTCTTCGGAACGGAAAATCCGGAGGTGGAATTCTATCCCGGTACGATCACGCTGAACGAATGCCTGGAAATGTATTACCCCGATTCGGAGGATGACGCGTTTGAGAATTTGGATACCCCATCCGGCGGCGGTGTCATTCCCGAAGGCAACCGCAATGCCACGATGTCACGTTTCGCCGGACGTGTGCTCAAGCGGCTTGGGGATACCGATGAAGCTTATAAAGCGTTTCAGAAACACGCTGTACAATGTGATCCGCCGTTGGATGAAACCGAACTCCATACCATCTGGCGCAGTGCACAAGGATTCTACATGCGAATCTCCGCGCAAGATGGCTATGTCGCGCCGGAAGCGTACAATCCCAGTTGTTACCTGTATAAACCGGAAGATGATTCCGACGTTGGGGAGGCACGCATGCTGGCAGAGATATTCTCTGACAGGCTCCGGTATTCACCGGCTACCGATTATATCAGTTATACCGGCGTGGTCTGGGAGGAATCCATCCCGGCGGCACACGCTGTTATGCATGATTTGTCCGACATGCAGTTGGAAGAAGCAACCGATGCCGCGAAAAGAACATGGAAAGCGCTGGAGAATAATGGTGTTGCTGAAATCATCAAATCAACGCCTAACCGAAAGAAGGTGGTTGCTATGCTTAATAGTGAGCAGGCAGTTGCCTATGCGGCGTACAGGGAAGCGGTCGCCTATGCAGACTTTGCCATGAAATATCGGGAATCCAGGAATATCCGAGCCATCCTGAACGAGGTGCCATCCATGGTGCTGATCCGCCCGCAGGATCTGGACGCTGATCCGTTCTTGCTGAATACGCCTGGTTGCGCCTATGATCTTTCCAGGGGGTTAGAAGGCACCATTCTACATCAGGCGGATCATTTCATGACTAAAGTTACGTCGGTCGATCCCGGAGACAAGGGACGGCAGTTGTGGGTTGATGCGCTGCATACCTTCTTCTGCGGAGATCCGGAACTGATCCGGTATGTGCAGCTGGTCGCAGGCATGGCTGCCGTCGGTAAGGTTTTCGTCGAAGCGATGATCATCGCCTATGGTGACGGGCGCAATGGTAAATCCACTTTCTGGAACGTGATGGCGCGTGTGCTGGGCAGCTACAGCGGGAATATTTCCGCAGATGCGCTGACTGTTGGCTGCAGACGGAATATCAAGCCCGAAATGGCGGAAGTCAAAGGAAAGCGCCTGCTGATTGCTGCGGAGCTTGAGGAAGGCACGCGGCTGAACACGTCCACCGTCAAACAGCTATGTTCAACCGATGAGGTATATGCCGAGAAGAAGTACAAAGCGCCGTTCAGCTATGTTCCCAGCCACACATTGGTGCTGTATACCAATCATCTCCCCAAAGTTGGGGCCATTGACGCGGGGATCTGGCGCAGGCTGATCGTGATACCGTTCAACGCGAAAATCGAGGGTAGAAGCGACATTAAAAACTATGCCGATTTTCTTTATGAAAATGCCGGGCCGTCCGTACTGGCATGGATCCTGGAAGGCGCACGGGAGGTTATTCGGCGTGGGTTCAAAATCGATTTGCCTGCGTGTGTCAGGGAAGCTATCCGGGACTATCGCGAGGAGAACGATTGGCTCGGACATTTTCTCGACGAACGATGTGAAATCGGTACGGAGTTGGAAGCAAAGTCTGGTGAGCTGTATGCATCGTACCGTGCGTTCTGTTTGGAAACCGGTGAATATATCCGCTCTACAACAGACTTCTATACGGCGTTGGAAGGGGAAGCATTTACCAGACACAAGACAAGGACGGGTTCCTTCGTAAAAGGTCTGCGACTGGCCGAATGGCAAACCAGCGAGGATGACTTTCTCAAATGACACGATATAGGAAAGGTGACGGTCGTGATACTCCTATACAAAAGTTCTCTATAGGGATAAATCAAATGAAATTTGCCTATAGGGAGTTTTAGGAAAAGACCATCACGACCGTCACCGATCCCCACTTTATCATGGATGAACGATGACGGATAGGAGCAGATATGACATTTTTTACATGGATGATTCGGAAGCATCAAAGGGATGACACGCCAATCGGAGACCTTGCAAGAGATATGCAGCATGAGAGTAAGAAATTCGTTCGTTCGACTGCTTATTGTCATAACAGGAATTATCTCGAACTGCATGGAGCTTGTGATGACTGCATGGAGGCTTTCGAGGATGCCTGGAAAGAATATGCCGGTGATAAGGCGGAGTGTGGCTATGCGTGAAAAAACCATCGAGCAGAAACTGAGAACAGCGGTAACAAGCATGGGAGGTATGGCGCTGAAGCTCGTCTGCCCCGGCATGGACGGCATACCGGATCGCCTGCTCCTTCTCCCCGGCGGACGCATAGCCTTTGCCGAGCTGAAGGCTCCTGGGAAACAGCTGCGGCCGCTGCAGGTACGGCGGAAGCAGCAATTGGAGGGATTCGGTTTTCATGTATACATGATCGACCGTCCCGAACAGATCGGAGGTGTGCTGGATGCAATATGTACCCCATGAATATCAGACATATGCAACCGAATTCATCCTGACGCACCCCGTCTCTGCCGTGCTGCTGCAGATGGGCCTGGGCAAGAGCGTGATCACACTGACGGCGCTGTTCGACCTGTGCCTCGACCGTTTCGAGATCGGCAGGGTGCTGGTCATCGCCCCGCTGCGGGTGGCGCGGGACACTTGGCCGGCGGAGATCCGGAAATGGGATCACCTGAAAGGATTGACATATTCTATAGCAGTCGGCACGGAAGCGGAACGGATGACAGCGCTGCGGCAGCGGGTCAGTCTGCACATCATCAACCGGGAAAACGTGCAGTGGCTGGTGGAGCAG